ACAACTATCCAGTGTAAACAAAGCAAACACAACTGCTAAAAAACCACCTGAACTATCAATGACTGAATTACAATATCCTATGCAAGGTGGGTATGATTATTATGTGGTCTTTGAAACACGAACAAGAAAACCAAGAGCAGGTGGGAATTTTCTTTCGAAAGAAACATTCTCTATTGCACTGTATCTCCCCGAGGACATAGTTCAACAATCGACAACTACTTATAAAGCTGAGGGTGTTGGAGCAATAGCAAGAGGAGTTGATAGTGCTTTGAATAAGAAGGAAGGTGAGAAAGTAGACGGCATGTTAGACGAAGCTGGTAATGTGATTAAAGGGTTTATGAATAAACTAGGTGATAGTATGACAGGTGGTATTAGAAACCTTAAAGCAGGTATGGCTTCTAATCCTATGGAAGAACAGTTCCTAGAAGGTATAACTTTTAGAGACCATTCTTTTGAGTGGGAATTTATGCCAAGGAATTCAAAAGAAGCAATAATGGTTCAAAAGATTATAAACATATTCAGACTTGCTATGTTGCCTGATACCTTTGCAGCGGATAAGGAATCTGCAAACGAAAACTTCTTTAACTATCCAAATGTTTTTGATGTTCACATTGAAGGGCCCGAAGGAGGAGTCCAAGATCAAATAGAAGGATTCTTACCTATGGTTTTAAAAGACATGAGTGTAAGCACCTTTAATGGAAACTCAGAAGGATTAATTTCAGACGGTGAAAAGGTCTGGCCTTTGGCAACTAAAATAGATTTATCGTTTTCTGAAATCAAGATTATGTCTCAAGAAGTTTACAACGAGAAGGTTGGCCCGAAATCAATGAGGGCTTCAGCCAATTCAGTAAGAGGGCCGGGCGGAATGGTAGACTCAACTGGTTCTCCAAGTTTATTAAACGAAACCTCGGGTTCCACAGATGAACAACATAGTGGTAAACTTTGGGGTCAAGACGGGAGCGGATAATGGCTAAACAGTTCTTTAAAAACTTTCCTGAAATGCAATACAAATTGGATAGTGGTAAGATTATCACTATCAAAGATTTCTTTCGTAAATCCTCAGTCGATGCTGGAGCAAAAGAAGCTATTGTCGATTACACATATTATGAATTGGAAGAAGGTGATAGACCTGATGTAGTTGCAACTAAACTATATGGTAATGGTGATTTACATTGGGTGTTCTTTTTAGTTAATGATTGGGAAAACTATTATGACTGGTGGAAAGACCAACAAACATTTGAAAAATTTATAACCCATAAGTATAGAGGGAAGTATGCTGTTGCAAGTGCTAGCTCAGATATAGTATCTTCGACAAGTAAATTTTTATTAGGTGAAACAGTGACAGCAACAAATGCAACAGGGACAGTTATTAAAGTAGACCCTACCTTTAAAAGAGTAGCAATAGATGTTGATTCAGGAGATTTCGCCTCAAAGGTAATTACAGGTTCATCAAAACTTAGTGGACAGTCAGAGTCATACCGACATTCCTTTACACCAACTTCTGTTATAGACATGGTAGATGGAGTTGACCATTATTATCTTGGAAGTATTAAGAGGAATACTTTTCTTGAAGGGTATACAGCAAAGTCACACTATGACGCTGAGTTTGATTTAAATGAAGAGAAAAGAAAGATTAAAATTATCAGACCAGCTATGATTGACAAGATTGTTTCCCAGTTTGAGAAAGTAATGAAGTCATGAGTGGGAATTATGTAGCAGGTGAGTTCTTTATAGATTCCTTCACCTTAATAAATCAATATCAAGAATCGTTAGACATAAGTCAATTATGTTCTAACTTTACTCTCTATGAATCCATATACAATAAATTTCTTACTGGGGAAGTGCATATAATAGACGGTCTTAATTTACCAAAGAACTTTAGATTGACAGGACAAGAGTATATCCGAATTGCAATTAGACAGAAAGAAGGATTAGACGAAAAGGCAGAAGAACAATACTCAATAGACAAAACTTTTAGAGTATACAAGATAGATAATCTTAACAGAGTCGATGAGTTAACACAAACTTATGTAATGAGAATATGTGACCCTAGAATGTTTTATGCAAGAAGAAAGAGACTAAGCCAAACCCTTCGTGGAAGGTATGACCAAATACTTCAAAATGTTTTAGTAGATGTTGGTAAGTTTAGAGTTGACGAATTTGATGCATGGGAACAAACAGTTCCCGATAACAAACAATTTATTTCCCCTAACTGGTCTGTTGCACAAATAACAGATTACATTGTTAACAATTCACAAACAAGCGAATCACATGGATATAAAAATGGTATGTTCTTTTTTCAAACCATGAACGGCGGGTTTAGATTTCAAAGTATGGACACTATGTGTTCCATGGAATTTCCAATTCCATTTTCCCAGTTTCCTAGAAATACAACGGAAACAGAAGAAGAAAATATAAATGCTCCCGATGGTCTTAATACAATGATTGATGTGTATAAGAAACCACAGTTGTTTGATACACTTCAAGCAACAGTTGGTGGTGCATATGCATCTACCTTAAAGGTATATGACCCCATACGAAAATTAGAAGAAGAAAATATCTTTAGTCTAGAGACTACAATGAAAAAGGGAAATCATGTATCGGGACACATTATGTTAATGACTGATGATATGGAAAGAGTATTAACAGCTGGAGAGATAATTGATAGAGAAATGTCTCCTGAAATAGATGAAATTGATGTAGACCTTCAACCAACTCAAGAATATGATTCATTAATTATTAATGATTATCACAACCAACATTCATTTGATAATGCAACTTCTCTATTAGACCCCGAAATATTTGAAGCAAGGAAATTAAAGGATAGTGGAATACTAGAAAGAAGAGCCCTGTTAGAAATATTACAACAACATAGAATGATACTCACCATACCATTAAGAACAGATTTATCTGTTGGTATGATAATCAAATTAGAAATACCTACACCTGAAATTATGGGTGAGGGTGATAAGTATGATAAAGTAAATGACGATAGATATCTAATTACTGATATTAAACTGTCAGCTTCACCAGTAGATAAGGCGGGCATGCTTCATATAGAATGTGTTAAAGAGAGTTATGCATTAAAAGTAGAAGATGCTAAACCACTTGAAGAAGGAACAGGGCCAGAAATAGAACCCGAAGAGGCAGTGTGGTAATGGATTATTTTTACGGGATAGTTGAAGATAGACAAGACCCATTAAAGGTGGGTCGTGTGCGCGTGCGTATACACGGGATACATACAGACGAAAAGACTTTAATTGCAACTGCAGATTTACCATGGTGTCAGGTTATCCTTCCAACAACTTCTGCTGGTCTATCAGGAATAGGAACAGGTCACGGACTCGTAGAGGGGTCTACGGTATTTGGATACTTTAGAGACGCTGCAAAACAAGACCCAATCATTCTTGGAGTTGCAGCGGGTATTCCACAAGCAGGCTATAAAGAATCTGTCACAGACGAATTAATAACAAGAGATGTAGAGAAAGGATTTAATGACCCTAGACAATTAACCGTTGACGATTATAAAGATACTTCTGAAATGCCTAACCCAATTCAGGATTCAAGAAGAGGTTGGGGTCTTACTACTGCAATGGATACTGCACCAGTTAATCCAAAAGAAATTACAGTTAACTATGACGGAACTGGGTCAACAATAACAGAAAGAACATTAACAAAAGAAGACTTGCCTTGGTATCCATTATACACAGACACTTCTGATTACTCACCTTATACAAGAGGAGTCTTTACAGAAGCAGAACTAAAGAAGAAGTCTTCTTTAAACGAATTAATATTATCAACTAAACTTTTATCTGCAACTTCTAAAGACGGAGACCCTACAACTGCATGGAATGATGTTGATACCAATGCAATAAAGCCAAAAGGAAAACAATATCCTCGTGAGGAATATACTTATTGGATAAACACTAAAGCAAAACCAGTATATCCATATAATAAAGTCACAGAAACAGAGAGTGGTCATGTATTCGAGGTAGACGATACAAAAGGTGCAGAGAGAATTCACTTATACCATAGGTCAGGAACATTCCATGAGATTCACCCTGATGGAACAGAGTCAACACGAATAGTAAATGACAAATGGGAAGTAGTTGCAAAGGATAACAAACTATTCATTGCTGGGAACGCTGACATAACTGTAGAGAAAGGTCATGTCACTATTAATGTTAACACAGGTGATGTTGATATGAAGATATTAAAGGGTGATATGAATACGGAAGTATCAGAAGGAAATGTAAACTTAGGCGTGACATTAGGTAATGTCGATGCACAGATTGGTGGAACATTGAATGCAGATGTTGAAGGTAATACTACACTCACTTCACCAGCAACAACAATGACTACAAACTTAACAGTCGATGGAACAGTTCATGTGACTGGAGAACAAACAAATGAGAAAGGTATTGTTGCAGACGGCGAGATACAAACTAAGAAAGGTAATAAACCGAAACTATCTACACATACACATACAATTAGTTCAGGTTCTTCAGCAGGAAAAACAAAGAAACCTGATTAAGATGTATAAATAGTATTATGGTCGATTATGTAGTAAACAAAGGAAAGAATGTTGCAATCAAGGAAGCATATAAAGACCTTGATTTGTTTTTTACCGCCCACCCGATAACGGGCGATGTTGCAACCAAGTCTGATTCAGATGCAGTAAGAAGAGCTGTTAGGAATATTGTATTAACAAACTACTATGAGAGACCTTTTAAACCAAGTTTAGGTGGAAATGTCAGGGGACTATTATTCGAATTAGACACTGATAGAAAAGTTAGACGAGCAAGGAAACAAATGGCAAAAGCAATTCTGGCATTTGAACCTAGAGTGGAGAATGTCAGATGCACATTTGATGTTCAAGGCAACTCTTTAGATGTGACCGTCTATTATAATATTAAAAACGGTATATCGAATCAAGAGATTCAATTCACAGTAAATAGGACACGATAATGGCAGTAAATAGTTCACAAATAAATGTCACTGATTTAGATTTTGATAACATTACGGATAATCTTAAAAATTATCTGAAAGGTCAAGAGATATTCAAAGACTATAACTTCGAGGGGTCAACACTAGCAATTCTAGTAGACCTTCTTGCATATGCATCACACATAGGTGCAATTAACACAAACATAGCAGCTTCAGAACTGTTTTTAGATTCAGCACAGATAAGAAAGAATGTAGTATCTCGTGCAAAGGATTTAGGATTCACTCCTTCCTCAGAGAAAGCTTCTACAGCAATAGCAACAATGGTTCTAAAGAATGTTAGAGGTGCAGACGGAATAGTTCCTTCTTTAACTTCTATGATAATGCCTAGAGGAACAACATTTAGAACAACATATGAAGGTTCTAACTATGAGTTTGTGACTGCAGCGACTTATACACCAACTGTAGATTCAACAACCTTTACATATGCTGGAATAGATTTAGTTCAAGGAACTTTTGCACAAGACCAATTCGTATTTGATACACAAATTGCCAATGCAAAGTTTGTATTATCAAATTCAAGAGTGGACAAAACAAGAATGACAGTTAATGTTAATTCAGGTGGAACGACTACTACCTATTCATTGTCAACTGATATATCAACAATTACTACAACTTCTAAAGTATATTATACTCAAGAGAATGAAGTAGGATATACTGAACTTTATTTTGGTGACGGAACATTAGGTGTTGAGTTGTTAGA